TGCTAGTGAAGAGCTTACTCAAGAAGAAGAGCTCGTTGAAAATGAGAATTTAGACGAGGAATCTCTTGAAGAGAAGGCAGCTGCTAAATCTGAATCGGAAGATGAAGATGTAAAAGAAGAAGAAGAGGAAGAAGAAGAGGTTAAAGAAGCCGCTCCAGAACTTTCTGTTCCTAAAACTAAAGCAGGTGTTATTCAAGCCGCAGTAGAAATGTTGAAGAAAGCACGTAAAGAAGATGCACAAAAACTTTACGCAAAAATGGCAAAAGTTGACGAGGCCGAAGATGATGGCTCCGTTGGCAAAGCAATTGCTGCAGTCAAAGGTAAAACGAAAGATGAGCCTAAGGTTAAAGCAAAAGTAGAATCAATTGATTTTGATGAAGACCTAGATGCACTAGTACTAGAAGAAGCAACCCTTTCTGAAGGATTCAGAGGAAAGGCCGGAGCTATCTTCGAAGCAGTATTAACATCTAAGTTGACAGAAGAAGTTGAAAGATTAGAAGCCGAATACGTGCAAAATCTTGAAGAAGAAGTTTCTCAAGTTCAATCACAGCTAGTAGAGAAGGTAGATTCTTACCTTTCATACGTTGTTGAAAATTGGATGAAGGAAAATGAAGTCTCAGTAGTTAATGGTCTTAGGACTGAAATTGCTGAAGAGTTTATGTCTTCACTTCAAAAAGTGTTCACAGAACATTACATTGATGTTCCAGAAGGTAAAGTAGACCTTGTTGATGATTTATCAGAGCAAGTAGCTGAACTAGAAGGGAACCTTAATAAATCAACAGAAGATAATATCAGACTACATGAGTCCGTTCAAGAACTTGAAAGAGCAAATGTAATCAGAGAAAATTCTTTAGGTTTAGCTGAAACTGAAGCTGAGAAGTTAGCATCTTTAGTTGAAGATATTGATTTTGATAACAAAGAAACTTTTGAAATGAAAGTTAAAACTGTTAAAGAATCATACTTCACAAAAGAAGTTAATGAGAAGGCTGATGAAGTAAAAAGTCTCATTGGAAATGACTCAGTAGAAACTGCTGATGTTTCGGATTCAATGGCTAGATACACACAAGCTATTAGTAAAAACTATTCATAAAACAAATTAGGGGAAACTAAAAAATGTTTAATGCAGACTCACAACTCATGGAAAAATGGGGTCCTGTCCTAGATCACGAAAGTGCTCCAGGTATTCAGGATAAATACAAGAAAGCTGTTACAGCTAGATTGTTAGAAAATCAGGAAGTTGCTCTTGCAGAAGAAGCAGCTCAAATGCAAGGTAACTATATCTCAGAAGCGGCTAACGTAGTCGGTGCTGGTATGGGAGCCACAGCTGGTAATATTAAAGGATTTGATCCGGTACTTATCTCTCTCGTAAGAAGAGCTATGCCAAATCTTATTGCTTATGATGTTGCTGGTGTTCAACCAATGACTGGTCCTACTGGTCTTATCTTTGCTATGAAAGCTAAGTATGGTACTCAAGGCGGAGCGGAAGCTTTCTTTGACGAAGCCGATACTGACTTTTCTGGTGGTGGTACTCACGCTGCTGGACCTACTGGTCTTGAAGGCGAAACAGACGGTTCAGGTAATGATGGTGTCCTAGGTGATAACCTAGCTGATACAGTAATTACATCTGGTGCTGGTATTGCTACTTCAGCCGCAGAAGCTCTAACAGGTTCTGGGTTCGGAGAAATGGCTTTCACTATTGAGAAATCAACAGTAACTGCTAAGTCAAGAGCTCTTAAAGCTGAGTACACAATGGAACTAGCTCAAGACCTTAAAGCAATTCATGGTCTAGATGCAGAAGCTGAATTAGCTAATATTCTTTCTACTGAAATCCTTGCGGAAATCAACAGAGAGATGATTAGAACTATTATGGCTAAAGCTAAGTTGGGTGCACAACAAACTTCAGTAGCATTGAAAGGTGCTTTTGATGTTGCAACAGACTCAGACGGACGTTGGATGGTTGAGAAGTTCAAAGGACTTATCATGCAACTCGAAAGAGAAGCAAACCTTATTGCTAAGCAAACTAGAAGAGGCAAAGGTAACTTTGTTATCTGTTCTTCAGACGTTGCTTCAGCTCTAGCGGCTGCTGGTGTAATGGACTATAGTCCTGCTCTATCTACTGGATTACAAGTAGATGATACAGGTAATACTTTTGCTGGTGTTCTTAACGGAAGACTAAAAGTATATGTAGACCCATATGCAACTGCAGACTTTGCTTTAGTAGGTTACAGAGGTTCAAATCCGTATGATGCGGGTATGTTCTACTGTCCTTACGTACCATTAACTATGGTTAAGGCAATTGGCGAAAGTGATTTCCAACCACGTATCGGGTTCAAAACTAGATACGGTATGGTTACTAATCCATTCGTAGGCGCTGACGGCACTGGTGCTGACAGAGCTAACCCATACTTCAGAATCTTCAGAGTAGACGACATTATGGTCGACTAATCTTTAGTAATAAAGTATTTAAGAGAGTCCTTCGGGGCTCTCTTTTTTTGCGTATAAATAATATAGTAAGTAAATAAAAGGTATAAATACTAATATGACAACTACTAATAAAAACTTTTTAAGTCCTATAGGTTTTCAATTTTCTATAGACAAGAACAAATTTTCTAATTCAGAATATTTCTGTACTGGTGTATCTTTACCTGATATGGCAATTGCAGAAAGTCCTTTGCCATATAGAGGAGCCAACATTGCCTTTACGGGTGATAGAATTAATTTTGGTGACCTATCTATTACATTTAATGTAACAGAAGATATGGAAAACTACTTAGAGATGTTTAATTGGATGCATCGTATAGTTAATGAGAAAGAAGACCAGTCTGAAGACGCAGAACTACTAGTACTTAATTCACATTCAAACGTAACAAAAAGAATACATTTTTCTGATGTATTCCCTATTGCGATAACAGAACTTGCATTCGACACTCAAGGAACAGAAGTAGAATATCTACAGGCGACAGTAACATTTGCTTACTCAACCTTTGAATTTAAATAATGGTTTACATTTAGGTTATTTTGTAGTATAATAGAATAATCTAACAGTATACTTGGAGAATATTATGAACAGTTTAGAACAAATAATTGAAATGTGGAAAAAAGATTCCACTATAGATGAGATGGATTTAGGTAATGCATCCCGTGAATCAGCCAAACTTCATTCGAAGTATTTAGAACTATATACTGTAAATAAACTAAAACTAAAGAAGTTGGACTTGGATTTTAAAGTCTTACTGAAAGAGAAGTTTATGCACTATAATGGTAAACTAACACAAGAAGAAATGGACGATAAAGGTTGGTCTTATGACCCACTTAATGGTCTTACAGTATTAAAGGGAGATATGGATAAATGGTACGATTCAGACCCTCTCATTCAGGCTCATCAGGCCAAACAACACTATCAGCAAGAGATGGTTGATACTCTTAAAGAAATAATGGAAAACATCAAGTGGCGTCACCAATCTATTAGAAATGCAATTGATTGGCATAAATTCACTTCTGGTATGTAATGGAATATATAGAAAAGAAGTCTTGGAATTCTCTCACCCAATTAAAGAAATGGATAGAAGAAAACACTAAAGAGAAGGTTAAGTCCTTTGATGGTATCGTTTTAAGGACTAATAAATACTCTTATACAATGGCTTTTGGAAAGGTTAAATGGACAAAATTAAAGTAACAAAGAGAAATGAAAGCTTTCTCCAAATAGATGCTGACCCTGGTATTCTAATGGAATTAACAGAGCACTTCTGTTTCTTTGTTCCTGGTTATAAATTCATGCCCGCATATAAGAATAGAATATGGGATGGTAAGATTAGATTACTTGATATGAGGAAAAGAACTCTCTATTGTGGTCTGTTTAAGTATCTACAAGAATTTGCAGATGCAAGAGATTATACGGTTGAGGTAGAGTCAAGTAATTATGGAAGACCAGACACCTTTGAACCCGTAGATTTAGAACACATCTTAGATATGTTGACTTTAACTGCAGGTGGAAATAAAATAAAACCTAGAGATTATCAACTGGAGGCATTACACCATGCATTATCTAATAAAAAGTCACTGTTACTATCACCCACTGCAAGTGGTAAATCACTTATTATCTACATGGCCATACGAGCTTTCCTTGATAGTCATGATGGTAATGTCTTACTTATAGTACCAACCACATCTTTGGTAGAACAAATGTATTCAGACTTTGCTGATTATTCTAACCAAGATGAATGGAATGTAGAAGAGAATTGCCATAAAATATATGCAGGTAAAGAGAAATATAATATTGCCAATAGAGTAGTAATCACTACATGGCAATCCATCTATAAGGAAAGGTCAGAATGGTTTCAGCCTTATGGTATGGTTATTGGTGATGAGGCACATGCATTTAAGGCTAAGTCTCTCACTGCTATATTGGAAAAATGCACCGAGGCCAAATTTAGGATAGGCACTACAGGAACACTAGATGGTACCCAAACTCATCAGTTAGTGTTAGAGGGTTTATTTGGTCCTGTACATAAAGTAACAACTACTAAGAAGTTAATGGATAACAACGACTTAGCCCAGTTAGATATTAATATACTTCTATTAAAATATAAAGATGAATTCTGCAAAGAAGTATCAAAGAATTCTTATCAACAAGAGATGGACTTTATAGTACAATATGGTCCGAGAAACAACTTTATCGCAAATCTTGCATTAGGAAATGTCGGTGCCACACTCATATTATTCCAATATGTCGACAAACACGGAAAACCTCTACATAACCTTTTACAAGAAAAGTTTGATGAACTACCAAGAAATACTAGGAGATTATTTTATGTATCAGGAGAGACCGACGTGGATACGAGGGAGAAAGTACGAGAGATTACAGAGAAATCCAGTGACGCGATTATTGTCGCCTCTATGGGCACTTTTTCTACTGGGGTTAATATTCGTAATCTACACAACATTATATTTGCTTCACCAAGTAAGTCTCAAATTAGGGTTCTCCAAAGTATCGGAAGAGGATTAAGAAAGACAGATGATGGTAAACCAACTACTGTATATGATATAGCAGATGATTTACATTGGAAATCTAAGAAGAACTATACCTTGGTTCATGCGGCAGAGCGCATTAAGATATATGCTAAAGAGAAATTTAAGTATAAAATATACGATATAAATATATAAGTATGGAAATAAGACAGTTTAAATTATTAAATGGTGATGATATTATTGCCGTAATGAATACTAGATATGATGGTCATTATATCATTGAAAGGCCTGTATCGATAGGTCATGATATGTACGGCCGACTGGTATTCAGCCACTGGTTTCCACTCTCTAAACAAAACATCTTTAAACTATATAAAAATAGATGCATCCAGCATGTTTCTATAGCTAAGGACTTTGAAGAAGCTTACATTAAATACATCATGGATGAGGAACAACCTTATTCAAGTGATGAAGTTCTAAAAAGAATAGACTCCCTAAAGGAATCCCTCCTTAAGAGGGATGAAACACCTTATGACTATGATGATGAAGAAGAAGATGATACTGATACCGAACCTACAATACATTAAAAAGATAGTATACCCCTGTCTCCCCCGGAGATAATATATTATACTACACTTTTCGGCATTTGTAAAGGGGCTAAATGAAAAAAAATGAAATTAATTTATTTTAAAAAAGACTTTACATTGAACCGATTCTGTAGTATAATAATACTATTATTGGAGAAATAATTATGAAACCTAAACAAAAACCACATTACGTCAATAACAAGGAATTCTCACTCGCTGTAGTTGATTATGTTAAAGACTGTAATATGCATAAGGAGAAGGGAGTTGACTCACCTACAGTACCAGATTACATAGCCAAATGCTTTATTAAAATCGCAGAAGGCTTAAGCCATAGACCAAACTTTGTAAGATATACTTATAGAGAGGAAATGGTAATGGACGCTGTAGAGAATTGTCTAAGGGCTATAGGAAACTATAGAATTGAAACAGCAACTAGAACTGGTAATCCAAATGCATTCTCTTACTTCACCCAAATTTGTTACTATGCATTTATTCGTAGGATAACTAAAGAGAAGAAACAACAAGACATCAAGTTCAAGTTTATTGAAAAGATGGGTATTGATGATTTCGTATCTATGGGTATGGATGATGCAGGAGCAGCCGAAACTATGAACTATGTTGATACACTAAGACAACGTATTTCTACAGTTAAAGAGAAAGATAAAGCAGTTAAACAATTCGCAAAAGAGGAGAAGGCTAAAGAGAAATTAGAACTCTTTATGCTATAATATATGAAAGTAGCAATATTAAACGATACACATTGTGGTGTTAGAAACTCATCCGATATTTTTTTAAGATATCAAGAAAGATTTTATGAGGAGATATTTTTTCCTTATTTAAAAGAACATAATATCAAGAATATCTTACACCTTGGTGATTACTATGAACATCGCAAGTTTGTTAACTTTAAGGCACTTAATGCCAATCGTAAACACTTCCTAGAACCTATGAGAGATATGGGCATTACTATGGATATCATCCCTGGTAACCATGATGTATACTTCAAGAACACTAATGAATTATGCTCACTCAAAGAACTTTTAGGTTACTTTACAAGCAATGTGAATATTATTATGAAGCCAACAGTGCTAGATTATGACGGTCTTGGTGTTGCAGTTATCCCATGGATTAACAATGGTAATTATGAAGAATATACAAAATGGGCTATGAATTGTAAGGCACCTATCCTTGGAGCTCACTTAGAACTAAAAGGCTTTGAAATGATGGCTGGTATACCTAATCCTCACGGAATGAATGCAGATGTATTCTCTAGGTTTGAAATGGTTCTATCAGGACATTTCCATACTAGGTCTAGCCAGGGCAATGTTACCTATCTGGGTTCTCAAATGGAATTCACATGGGCGGATGTGGATGACCCCAAATACTTCCATATATTGGATACTGAAACTAGGGAAATTACTCCAGTTCGTAATCCAATTACTATGTTTAAAAAGGTCATATATGATGATAGTAAGACCGATTACAGTAAAATTGATGTAAAACAATTTGAACAAAAGTTCATCAAATTAATAGTTATAAATAAAAATGACTTATATATGTTTGACCAGTTTGTCGATAGACTACAATCTATTGAAACTTACGAGTTAAAAATTGCGGAATCATTTGAAGAGTATCTGGGAGAAAGCGTCGAGGACGAGAAAATATCCCTAGAAGATACTACGACCCTTCTTGATTCTTATGTAGAAGCAGTTGAGACTGACTTGGAAAAAGATAAGTTGAAAGTGGAACTGAGGACTCTATATACTGAGGCTCAAAACTTAGAGGTAGTATGATATATTTTAAATCATGTAAGTGGCAGAATTTTCTGTCAACAGGGACGGATGCAATAACAATCAGTTTAGACAAATCACCATCAACACTTATTGTTGGCCAAAATGGTGCTGGTAAATCTACACTATTAGATGCATTATCATTTGGCTTATTCGGTAAAGCTCATAGAGATATCGGCAAGGGCCAGTTAATTAATTCAATTAATAAGAAAGGAACCTTAGTAGAAGTAGAGTTCAATATTGGTAATTCAGAGTTTAAGATTGTTCGTGGTATTAAACCTAACAAGTTTGAAATCTGGCAGAATGGTAATATGATTAACCAAGCTTCTAATGCAAGAGACTTTCAAAAATACTTGGAAACAAATATTCTAAAGCTTAATCATAAGTCATTCCATCAGGTAGTGGTATTAGGTTCTAGTTCATTTATTCCTTTTATGCAATTACCGAGTTGGTCTCGCAGAAGTATTATTGAAGACCTCTTGGATATTAATATCTTTTCTAAAATGAATAATCTTTTAAAAGAAAAGAATGCTAAGTTGCGTGACAATCTAAATGATATTAACCACAGAATTGACTTGGTTAATACTAAGATAGATTCACAATCAAAATATATCAAAGACCTAGATGCTCTTAACCAAGAACAAATAGACAAGAATAGGGATTCTATAGAAACCTATAAAGACCAGATTGATAATACATTTAAAGAGTCACAAAAGCTAGGTAAGAACCTAACTTCACTCCTTGCCGATGAAGAACGCAGTCACAAGCATTTCATGGAGCGTATGAGTGAAGTTAAGTCACTAGATAAAAACCTAAATGGTAAAATTAAAAGTCTAGTAAAAGAAGCTCGTTTCTATGAAGATAATGATAATTGCCCTACCTGTGAGCAAGAGATTACAGCTGTAATTAAAGAAACCAAACTATCTGGTCTTAAATCTACTGCAGCAGATGTTCAGCTAGAGTTGGGTAAACTGGCCAAAGAAGTAGATACTACAGAGAAAGAAGGTATTCAAATCGCCAATAATCTTAATACACTAAGACAGCGTCAGGGTAAAATAAATTCTAATAACGAGAAGATATCATTACTGCAGAAAGAGATTACTAAAGTCCAGAAGGAAGTAAGTAATCTAAACAAGTTGACTGGTGATAGTGGTAAGGCTAAGAAAGAATTATCAGACCTC